TCCAAACCCATCAAGCCAACTTTTTATACTTTCCATTTTATCCTCGTCTAGCACAGTACATTCTAGTGTATAAATAACAGGCTTATAAGTTTTGTAATCTATTGTAACGTCACCATCTCGCCCTTGTATTTCAATTTCATCAACATTCCTTTCAGCCTTGATTAGAGAGGGTAATTTATTAATAACTATCCCATAATCTAGATAACTATCTTGATTTTTAAATATAAAACTATTCATAATTTACCCCCTCGATAATGATTTTTTCTTTCTATAAAATTCTAGTTCCTCTGCTAGTTCTTCTATATCTTCTTTTCTGTTATTTACAAAAGTTCCTATTGATAAAGTTAATCCTTTGTTTCCGTTTGGCAATATTTTACCGCCACTATTAGCATAAGGATTTTCGCTTTTAGGTATAATCATTTCGCCCTCATGTATATTAGCTACTTGGTCAAACGGAATATATCTTGAACCTACTGCATAACTACCGCCTAAATTGCCTTTGCGTTCCTCATATGATGTTATCTTTCTCGTAGTTACTGTTGAACTTTTATCTTTCATTTTTGTTCCATTGAAGAAATCAAGTACCTTTTGAACTCCCTCAATAACTTTTTTAATTCCACCGAATACTGTACTGAATATATCAGCTACTTTATCTAAACTTGGCTTAATAAAGTCATATATATCTTTTACTGTTTTTATAACACTTGCTATTATATCTATTGCTAACTTAACCGCCACTACAATCAAGGGGAATACTAATTCAAATATAGCCTTAATCCCTGGCATTGCTTTTTTTACAGTTTCCCACAACCCCATTATAATAGGCATTACGCTATCTCTTATCACTTGTACTAAATTATCAAAGCTAGGTTTAATATAATTATAAGCTTTCATTACTGCATCTTTCATGAGAGGAAAGTTTTTAAAGAACCAATCTGCCAAACCTTTGTAAATTGGTATAACTACATTTGTTATAAAATCGCCCACTAATTTAAAAGCACCTTTTATTAAGTCAAACGCTACCACAACCGCATCTTTTATTTGTGGCATATAAGGCTGAATCCAATCCAAAAATGACTGAAATGCTGGTACAAGAGTATTACTTATAAATCTACCAACTGCTTGAATTGCGGTACTTATAACTCCAAATACTCTAGAAGAAATTGCTTGTATCTGTGGCATATGATTAGTTACCCATTCAAGCATCCTCTGTACTATAGGCATTACTTCTGCGCCTATTTTTGTACCCATAGCACCTAAACTTCGTTTAATTTGATCCATACTATCTGTAAATTTAACTCCTGCATCTATTGCAGTATCACTCAATACTAGCCCTAAATCATTCGCTTTTTTTCTCATTTCTTCTACCGAACCAGCGGCGCCATTTATTAACGGTGCTAACTCACTAGCACTTTTGCCTAGAAGATTACTCGCTAGCGCTGCTTTTTTAGGTCCTTCTTCCATCCCTTGAAGTGCCACCACTGTTTCATTAAACATTTCTTCTTGCGTTTTAAGTTTTCCACTATTATCTGTAATGCTTACACCTAGATCTTTAAAGTAACCTGTGCTTAATTTAGTCCCTTTTGAAGCTTCATCAATTTGTTTTGAAAAAGTTTTAAATCCACTTTGTAGAACTTCAACACTGGCTCCACTTTGGCTCATTATGAAATCCCATTCCTGAAAGCCTTTTCTGCTAAGTCCAATTTTATTAGATAGTTTATCTATTCGGTCTGTAGCTTCGGCACTTTTTACCGCCACCCCAAATAACGCTGCCGCTCCTGCTCCTGCCGCAACCGCTAAACCTACACCAAACTTAGCCGCGGTTCCTATTCCTTTTGCTAACTTGTTGCCTACTCCCTCTGTACTTTTATCTATTTTCTTTAAACTTTTATCTGCATCATCAGAATCTACCATTATAGAACCAACTAATTTAAAAATATTCAACTTTTACCTCCTTTCTTCGTGATTTTTAATAACTGCATCCATTTCCTTTTGTATATCCTCATATGAAATTTTAGTAGTCTTTTGAGTTATCGAGGTTTTTTTATAATTTTCAAAACTTACATAAGTTTCTTTTCTCATTAACGGATATTGTAAAGACCACATATCCCACAAGCTATTCTCTCTATTTTTTTCTATTGCATGAATAAATAATTCTAATGAAAAATCCATTTCCATTACACTGTAACCATAAATTTTATTTAATATTTCTAAAAGCTTCGGATGGTTTACTTCTGACGCGATGTAAAAAAACTTTTTAATCCGTTAACCTCTTTTAATTCCTTAATAAAATCAATTATTTCTATTTCTTCCGCTTCTTCTATTGTTATTTTTTTTAAATCTGCTACAAATGAAATTACTTCTTTTTCTGCTTTATATATTTTACTAACCACTTGAATTATAAGGTCTGCCCCCACTTCTTCTTGTGAAGCTTTTGGATTAGTTATTTTCAACCCTATTTTATCTACTATTGCTGATAATTTCATGCTTTGTTTTATATTCATAATTTCCTCCTAAAAATAAAAAGAGTAGGAATAAACCCACTCTTTTTTTATTTATACCACTGGTTCTACTATTGCTTCAATATCTTCTATTTTATATAAGTTAGCTTCATCACTAAGGACATCCCAATGTGCATTAAATTCCAACTCAACTTCACCTTCACCTTTTGGCGCTGCTTTAAATCCAAAACTACCCTCGTGCATTGCATTGTAAAGAGTAATTGCTTTATATTTTCCACCGATAGTTTTGCAAAACATTGTTACATTTTTAAGATAAGCACCCTCTTGTAACGTTCCTATGCTCGCACTGCCACATGTCAATGAGTAAGGTGTTGTAGTGCCGTCTCCGTCTAACTGTGCATAAGGCATTGCTAATGCTAGCGTAGATATACTTGTATCTAATAAAGTTACTTTAAGACTTGCGTTAATTTCTTCATATACTTGCATACCCATTGTTTTACCTTTCATGCCATCATATTCGATGTCACGAATTTTTCCATCTGCGGTGAATTCTCCACCACCTCTACTAGGTCCTAATCTTTCAGCGCCTATTTCTCCGTAGTTTGCTATTACAATACCATAATCTATTTGTACATTATCTATCTGTTTTTGTGTTAATGCCATCAATAATCCCTCCTAATTAAATTGCCTGCGTATGAATATTTTCTATGCTTAATGTCTTTGTTATCATCTTCTACTGTTAGCCTATTTTCCAAGAAAAAAGTCACTGTAATTAAATCAGTGCTAAGCGTTTTCTTATCTAATGCTTTTAAACTATCCATTAATAATTCTACTGGCATTGGATCTCCTGCGGTGTTGCTATCCCATCCATCAACTTCAAGTGTTACTAACTCATTACCCTCACCATCCGGGTACATCTGCAAGTCATATTTTAAGTAAGGGAATACTGCGGTTTGTGGCGCTTGATTAAAATACACTCTTGGATGTAGACTTTTCAAGAATGGATTTAAGGCTTTTCTTATTTCAATCATCTAATCATCATCCCTTTACATAATAAAAACACCTACTAAAAAGTAAGTGCTAATTGTTGGTTATTGTCTTTGTACCTCAAATATTTAAGAACTTTTTCTTCTCTATGCTTCGAATAATATTTGTATTTAGGATACCATTCAAAGAAATATTTATTATTCTTAGAACAATTACACGATTTACACGCGGGTATTATGTTGTTTATCGTGTATTCACCACCTCCGGATAAAGGTATAAAGTGTTCCTGTTCTAATTTATTTTCTTTTCCACAATACGCACATTTATTATCGAAACATTTTTTTATTTCCTCCCATTGTTCAATGGTTAAATTTGAAGTCAATTCTCTTTTGGCTGCATTGCGGTTATGTTCTCTTAATCTAAATGACTCTCTGTTATTTTCTCTGTAGTTTTTCATACGAAGTCGTTCCTTATTAATATTTGAATAATATGAAATACTTCTTTTATCTTTCAGTTTTTCTTTGTGCTTTATCCTATATTTTTTTCTTGTTATATTTATTTTTTCAATATTTTCTTTATGGTATTTTTTATATCTGTCTCTTTCTCTTATTGCGTTTTGTTCATAATACCCTTTATTGTATTCAGCTATTTTCTCGATATTTTCTAGTTTATATTTCTTATTATATTCTGCTTTATGTTCTTTGTTGATTTGATAATATTTATGGTATTTATCTGCATTTGCCTTATAACATTTTCTTTTACACTCCTTGCATTCGCATTTAAAACCATCCTTTGTTCTTGAAGACATTCCGAAATGCACTGTATCAAGTGGTAATTCTATTTTACATTTGCTACATATTTTAGTTTTCATTATTAACACCTCTTATATATTATAACATATACTTACGTAAGTTGCAATAACTTTAATTAAGTTGTATAATATATTTGAGGTGATAAAATGAGTGATTTAAAAAATCGCGTAAGGTATACAAACTCTATTGATATTATATTATTGAATAAACTCAAGCAACTTTCAAATAACACCAAAATACCACAATCAAAACTTATTGATGAAGCAATAACTTTATTATTAATTAGTTACAATACAAAGTCTACTGAAAAGTAGGCTTATGTTATTTCTTCTTCTTCATTTATAAGACCTTCGTAACTATCGTTGTTTATAGCACTTAGATATTGACTTTCAATTTTGATTATTTCGGGTATATTTTCCATAACTGTGGTTTTTAAAAATGCTCTTTTAGGTTGGTTACTACTGCCTAGTTCGGCTTTAATTGCATACCACGCATCGCCACTGTTGCCCCACTTTGTATTGCCCATTCCTAATTGTAAATCGCCTTCAATTTTTCTAAGCCATGAACCTGTAGTATTCTTTGCTCTTTTGCCTTTTCTCAATCCTGGTAAA